ACTGATGTACCATTTAGATTTGTGCCTTGCATGGTATCAGGACTTGCATATTATCTATCACAAAAATATCAACCACAACTAATACAGGCTACAAAACTAGCTTATGAGGATGAGTTAGCAAGAGCACTAGCGGAGGACGGATCAGCTTCAAGCACACACATTACGCCTAAAGCTTATTATCCGGGAACATAATGGCAAAGTACGCAACAGGTAAATACGCAAGAGCGATATCAGACAGATCTGGTATGGAGTTTCCATACAAAGAAATGGTAAGAGAATGGAATGGTGCGTTTGTGCATGTATCTGAGTTTGAACCAAAACAACCACAATTAGAACCAAAACCTATGAATGGTGATTCTATATCTTTGAGACATGTAAGACCTGATAGAATAGAGACTGCTGTTCCTAAATTATTACCACTAAACGCATTTACAACAACAAATGGATCTGCAACAATTAGTGTTAATGAACCAGATCACGGTAGATCAACAGGAGACACTGTTAGATTTAGAGATGCTCAGGTTGTTGGTGGAGTGGCTGCAGCAACAATAAATCTGGCTGCAGGGTATACGATTACTAAAACAAATGATGATAATTATACCTTTGCAACAGGTACAACATCTAGTATAACTGAAACAGGAGGAGGCGGTTCTGCATCAGCGGGACCTGTAACGGTAACGGCATGATTAAATGGATTAAAAATATATTTTGTAAAATAATCGGTATCAAAGAATGTGAGTGTCCAGAGGACGAACACATAGAATTGTATACTAAGGTGCCAGAACCAGAGGTTCCAGTGCAAGAGGAAAAACCAAAACATTGTTCGGGACATTCAAGATTTAGAAAATCTTGTCCTCTTTGTCAGGAGATAGTAGCGTAATGGCAGGATTAAGTGCATCAGGATTAAAAACACAAATTAGAAGTTATACTGAAACAGACTCTAATGTTTTGTCAGATAGTGTTTTAGAAAATATAATATTAAACGCACAATATAGAATTTTTAGAGACGTTCCTATCGATGCAGATAGAAAACAACAACTAGGTAATTTTGTTGCCGGACAAGAATCTATTAACTGTCCTGCAGGAGCTGTGTTTATTAGAGGTATACAAGTTTATGATACGGCAGGATCAGAAATCACAGGAGCTAACAGATGGCTAGAGAAAAAAGATGTAACATATCTTCAAGAATATCAGGATGTTACAGGAACCTCTGCAGCACAAGGTCAACCAAAATATTATGCCATGTTTGGTGGTGCTACGGGTGAGGCAGACACTAATTCAGGAAGAATATTTGTAGCCCCTACTCCGAACACTACATATAGATTTAGAGTTCATTTTAATAAAATGCCTGATCTTTTAGAGAATAATGACACTAATTATATCAGCCTTAATTTTCCAAACGGGCTGTTATATTGTTGTCTGTCAGAAGCATACGGCTTTTTAAAAGGCCCGATAGACATGTTGACTTTGTATGAAAATAAATATAAACAAGAGGTACAGAAGTTTGCTAACGAAGAGATGACTACACTGATGGCGCTGTTCGTATACCGGTAACCTCAGCAAACCCGTAGGAGAATAAATTATGGCTATATCATCAGCAATATGTTCAAGTTTCAAACAGGAACTTTTACAAGGTAAACACAGTTTTGAATCTTCAGGTGGACACACTTTCAAACTGGCTTTATTTGATAGTGATGCTTCTTTAGGGGCTTCTACAACAGACTATTCAACATCAGAAGAAATTACAAATACATCAGGATCTGCATACACTGCAGGTGGAGCAACTCTTACAAACTCTGGTGTATCATTATCTTCAACAACAGCTTTCACAGACTTTTCAGATGTAACTTATTCATCTGCTTCTTTCACTGCAAATGGTGCAATGATTTACAACACAACAACAAATGGTGGTTCAAGTACAACTGATGCTGTTTGTATAATTGCATTTGGTGGTGACAAGACAGCTAGTAATGGAACGTTTAAAATAGAGTTTCCAACAGCAGACGCAAGCAGCGCAATCATCAGACTAGCATAGGAGGTCGACCATGTCGACGACTTCAGGATGGGGCAGGTTTACCTGGGGCCAAGCTAATTGGAATGCAGACACAACTTTAAAAACAGGTTGGGGCGCACAAGCTTGGAGTGATGGTGAATGGGGCGAACTTAAAGATGCCATTGCACTTCCAACTGGTTTATCAATCACAGCTAGTGTTGGTTCAGTTGATGTACCTGATCAAATAATTACACCTACAAGTTTTGAAATAACATCATCACAGGGTGAAGCTTTTATCCCTGTTATGATAGAGGGAGTATCAGCTACTTTTTCAATTGGTTCTGTATCTGTAGTAGATATGCAGGTGGGATTAACAGGTCAATCTGCAACAACTTCTATTGGATCTGTAACAGTCAACGATATGACTATTGGTCTAACGGGCCAATCATTTACTGCAAGTCAAGGAACAGCAAAAGCACCTAACGAAACAGCAATTCTTTCTGGTGTATCAGCAACATTTAGTCAAGGGACTGCACAAGGTATATCTTCACAAGAAGCAACATTAACAGGTCAATCATTTACTGCTAGTGTTGGTAGTCTCATAATACCAAATGATACAGTTCAAGTATCAGGTGTTTCAGCTACATTTAGTTTAGGGTCTATAGTTGGATTAGGAGGAGCTCTTGCTCAACCAACTAGTCTATCAGCTACAGCATCTGTAGGCTCTTTAACAATAGAAGAAGGGCTAGGATTAACTGGTCAATCATTTAATGCTAGTGTTGGATCTATAAGTTTAACTGATATTATTGTTGGATTGACAGGCCAATCTATGACTGCAAGTATTGGAGCTGTAGATATATTTGCTTATGGCGATGTTGACACTGGTTCTAATACATCGTATAGTAATGTTTCAACGGGTTCGAACGATACTTATTCGGATGTTGCAACTGGATCAAATACAAGTTATAACGACGTAGCAGCGTAGGAGAATTTTTATGGCATCAACATACACACCATTAGGTGTAGAACTTCAAGCAACTGGTGAAAACGCCGGTACATGGGGAACGAAAACTAATACAAATTTACAAATAGTAGAACAGATTTCTGGTGGATATACCACGGTAAATTTTGGAAGTGATGCAGATGTTACTTTATCTGTATCAGATGGATCAACAGGTGCTGAATTAGCACACAGAGTTTTAGAATTTACTTCATCAGGATCTCTAACGGCTACTAGAAATTGCACTATTCCTCTTGATGTGCAAAATTTTTATATTTTAAAAAATTCAACAACAGGTTCCCAAACAATTACATTTAAATATGCTTCTGGATCAGGAAGTAGTGTTAATGTTTTAAATGGTAAAACAGTCATAGCATATGCAAAAGCTGATGATGGCACAAATCCAAACATAGCGTCTGTATCTTTATCAAGTGATCTTGTAGATGATACATCACCACAATTAGGTGGCGATTTAGACACTAATAGTTTTAACATAGCATTTGATGATGCACATGGAATTAATGATGAGAATGGAAACGAACAAATAGTATTTCAAACAACTTCATCTGCAGTAAACCAATTTGATATCACAAACGCTGCAACAGGCGGTGGACCAAAATTACAAGCCACAGGCGGTGATTCTAATATAGATCTTGATTTAGAAGCAAAAGGAACCGGTCATGTAACTGTTAGAGGTAATGATAACCCAGGTACAATTCAATTTAACTGTGAAAATAATAGTCACGGAGTTCAAGTAAAAAGTCCTGCACACTCAGTAGGTAGTTCAGCGGTATTAACCTTACCAAGTGCAACAGGAAATATAATTGGAAGTGGTGATACAGGAACTTTACCTTTAGCTGCCATAGATATAGATGGTGGAACAGATATCGGTGCTGATCTGGTTGATGCAGATTTATTTATAGTTGATGATGGAGCAGGTGGAACGAATAGAAAAGTTGCTGCATCTAGAATTAAAACATACATTGGTGGTGGAACTTCGTGGCAAGCAGTAAAAACTTCTACTTTCACAGCAGCAGCTGGTGAAGGATATTTTGTAAATACCACAAGTAATGCCATAACTATGAATTTACCTGCAGGAACTTTAGGGGATGAGGTTGTATTTATCGATTACGCGGGAACTTTTGATACTTACACATTTACCATCGCTGCAAATGGTTCTGAGAAAATTGCAGGATCTACAGCAGACTTGACAGTTTCAACAGAAAGGGCAGGAAACACTTTAGTATACACAGATTCTACACAGGGCTGGCTGCTAAAGAATAAATAATCATGGCTAGTTATAAACAGAGTGTTGGGACGACAGTCGTCAACTTTGCTGGTAATAATCCAGCTGCTGTTGAAGGTCAGCTATGGTACGATAGCACTAACAAAGATTTCAAATATCAATATCCAAATGTAAGCACAGCTGGCGTTTGGTCTTCAGCTAATCCTATGAATACTGGTAGACAAGCCCTTGCATCTTCAGGAATTTATACATCAGCTTTAGCCTTTGGTGGATCACCAAGTGAAAAAACTGAAACAGAATTATATAATGGTTCTAATTGGACTGAGGTAAATGATCTAAATACTGGAAGGTGGGGACTAGCGGGTGGAGGCACTTCGACTAGCACTTTAGCTTTTGGAGGAGGCACACCTCCCGTGTCAGCTACAACAGAATTATGGAATGGAACCAACTGGACCGAGGTCAACGATTTAAACACAGCTCGATATCGTCTTGGAGGAGTTGCAACTGATAATACAAGTGCTTTAGCTTTTGGGGGACAAAAAACACCTAACGCTAATGAAACAGAATCGTGGAATGGAACCAACTGGACTGAGGTTAATAACTTAAATACGGCAAGATTTGGAATAAAAGGAGCAGGAACAGCAACAGCAGCTTTAGGTTTTGGAGGAGAGGTTCCACCGATACAGGTAGCCACAGAATTATGGGATGGAACAAATTGGACTGAAGTTAATAATTTAAATACCGCTAGAACAAAAATGATGGGAGCAGGAACTTCAACTTCAGCTCTAGGAGCTGGTGGGGAAGCACCTCCAGGATCAGCATTGACTGAACAATGGGATGGAACTAATTGGACGGAAGTTGCAGATTTATCTACTGCAAGGCAAGGCTTAGATGGTACAGGTACTGTATCTAATGCGTTAGCTATTGCAGGAGAAATTGTTCCAGGGACAAAAGTAGGAACAACAGAAGAGTGGACAGGTGCGGGTGCACCGATAGGCGCTTGGTCCACGGGTGCTGATCTAAATGAAGGTAGACTTGGTATATCGTCAGCTATTAATGGAACACAAGATGCAGCATTAGGAGCTGGTGGTAATCCAGGAGCAGGAACTGAGATAAATGATGCAACAGAATTATATAACGGAACTAGTTGGACTGAAGTAAATAATCTAAATACAGCAAGAGAAAGTGGTGGTGGGGCAGGAACCCAAACTGCAGCACTAGCTTTTGGAGGAAGTAGACAGTCCCAACCAGGAGGTCCAACCACAGCAGATACAGAATCTTGGAATGGCACTAATTGGACTGAGCTTAATAATTTACCTGCAGCTAATGCTAAAATGCAAGGAGCAGGCACTTCAACCGCAGCACTAAGTTATTCTGGTGGAGGTAATACAAATAACACAGATTCATGGAATGGAACTAACTGGACTGAAGTTAATGCTTTAAATACAGGAAGATCAAACTCCTCAGGATGTGGAGAAACTAATACAAATGCCTTGTGTGTGGGTGGAGAAACACCATCTGTCACTGCGGTAACAGAATCTTGGAATGGCACAAATTGGACTGAGGTCAATGATTTAAACACGGCTAGAGATCGTTTGTCAACTTTTGGAACATACACTTCTGCATTATCAGCTGGTGGTAGCCCTGGTAATACAATAACAGAACTATGGAACGGCACTAATTGGACTGAAGTAGCTGATAGAACTACAACAGGACATTTTTCAGCAGGAGCAGGAACAACCACAGCAGGTATAAATTTTGGTGGCGGTAAAAGCCCTGTGCCTAATATTGCAACGACAGAAGAGTGGAATCAACCGTCAAATACTGTTAAAGTATTAACAGATTAATAAAAGGAGGAAACTATGAGAACATATCAATACTGTGTAGCAGAAAACTGGGGAAAGGGTTTTATCGATCACGATGAATCTTACAGAATCACGTTTAAAGGCTATCCGGCGAATGTTTGGCAAGTTCCTGCATACAACAAACATGCTAATCTTTGGATTGCCAAAGTAGCGGGTGTCGTTAAAACAAAAGACGAGGCTCAAGCATTAGTTGATGCAGAGGTTCAAGCGGCACAAGCTGCTTGGGATGCTTTATCAGATGAAGAAAAAGCTGATAGAACAAGACCTGCTGACATAACATTGGAGGAATAGAAATTTAGATGGCTGAGTATAAAGAAATACATGGCACAAAGATTCGGAACTATACGACTAATCCCGATAATCCGATTACGGGAGAGGTGTGGTATAACGAGACCGATAATGTCTTAAAGTTTCAATATCCTAATACGACCACAGCTGGCACTTGGGCTAGTGGTGCAAATTTAAATACAGCTAGAGAGGGTTTGACAGGGGCAGGCACTCAAACCTCAGCTTTAGCGATAGGTGGTTATACTTCTACTCGAATTGGAAACACAGAATCTTTTAATGGAACTGTTTTTACAGAATTAAATGATTTAAACACTGCAAGATATGTTTTAACAAGCGATGGTGCTGATAATACAGCTGCATTAGCATTTGGTGGAAGTGCTACACCAGGAGACACAGCAGCTACAGAATCTTGGAATGGAACAAACTGGACGGAAGTTAACGACTTAAACACTGCAAGAGATAATTTAACAGGTTTTGGAAAAAGTTATACAGCATCAATTGCTGCTGGTGGACATGGTCCAGGTGTTACAGGTGCTACAGAAAGTTGGAACGGAACTAACTGGACTGAAGTTAATGATTTAAATGTTGCAAAAAGACAAATGGCTGGAGCAGGCACTAATACATCTGGTTTGGTTTTTGGTGGAGAAAGTCCAGGAACCGCTTTTGAGGCAGACACAGAATCTTGGAATGGAACCAATTGGACAGAAGTTAACGATTTAAATACTGCAAGACAAATAGCAATGGGTGCTGGAACTGATAACACTGCATCACTATGTTTTGGTGGATTTGGTCCACCTCCAACAACATCACAGGCTAAAACAGAATTATGGAATGGCACGAATTGGTCAGAACAAAATGATATGAGTAATGCAAGAGATGGTGGAGGTGGAGCAGGAACAGAAACAGCGGCAATAGCAATGTCTGGATCATCACCAGGTCAAATTACAGCATCGGAAGTATGGACAGGTGCAGGGCAACCAGTCGGTGTTTGGGCTACAGGTGGAACTGCAAACACAGCAAGAAGATTTTTAGCAGGTTCTGGAACTACAACAGCAGGATTGATTTTTGGAGGAAGTCTTCCCTCACCTATGTCAGCGTTAACAGAACAATATAATGGATCAAGTTGGACAGAGGTTAACGATTTAAATCAAGCAAGACAAGCTATAGCTGGTAATGGAACTCAAACTTCCTCACTAGCTTATGGAGGAAATGCTGCAAACCCTACAGATTATGCTCAAACTGAAAGTTGGAATGGTTCAAGTTGGACTGAGGTTGCAGATTTAAATACTGAAAGAAACTCTGCATATGGTGCTGGAGCTGATAATACTTCTGCCTTATGCTTTGGTGGAGCGGCAGATCCTGCAGTGCCAGGAGCACAAGTAGAATCATGGAATGGAAGTGCTTGGACTGAAGTTAATGATTTAAATACTGGAAGAGCACAAATGGGTGGATCTGGAATTGCAACAGCAGCACTTGCTTTTGGTGGTGGTCCTTCTGGTTCTCTTAAATCTGTTACAGAGTCTTGGAATGGCACAAACTGGACAGAAGTTAATGATTTAAATACTGCAAGATATCTTTTAAATGGTGCTGGAACATACACGGCAGCTCTAGCGATTGGTGGAGATACAAATCCTCCAAGTGGAGCTAGTTTATCAAATACTGAAAATTGGAATGGTCTTAATTGGCAAGAAACGTCAGATCTTAATACAGATCGAGATGGTGCTGGTTCTGGAGGATCATCAACATCAGCTTTTATAGCTGCTGGTAGAACAGGTCCATCTAGTGGAGTTACAGCAGTAACAGAAGAGTGGAGCAGTTCATCAAATTTAACTAAAACGGTAAGTACGGATTAATTATGACAACATACAAAGAAATAAAAGGAACACAGATTGAGGCGGTAGCATCCGATCCATCCAATCCTATCGAGGGACAGGTTTGGTATAATACCACCTCTAATGTTTTAAAAGGTCAAGCAACTACAGCTGCAGGAGCTTGGTCTACTGGTGGAAATTTAAATAATGCTAAATATGTTACGGCAGGAGCAGGTACAAAAGCAGCAGCATTAAATTTTGGTGGCGGACCGGGTCAAATAGCAAAGACAGAATTATACGATGGATCATCTTGGACTGAGGTAAACGATTTAAATCAAGCAAAATCTCTTACAGCGGGATCAGGATCCTCTACATCTGCTATGAATTATGGTGGAAATGCTGGAATCAACAATACAGAATTATGGAATGGAACTAACTGGACAGAAGTAAATAATCTAAACACTGCTAGAGCTCATCATACGGGAGCAGGAAGTGATAGCACAACTGCTGTGGTTACTGGCGGTAGTCCAGCAATAAGTGATACAGAATTATGGAATGGAACTAACTGGACTGAGGTAAATAATTTAAACACAGGTAGAAATGCTTTACGTAGTGCTGGAATATATACGGCTGCAATAGTATTTGGTGGAAGTCCTCCTTCTGATAGAAATGCCACAGAATCTTGGAATGGAACTAATTGGACAAATGTAAATAATTTAAATACTGGTCGAACAACAATGGGTGGTGCTGGAACTTATACATCTGCATTAGGTTTTGGTGGAGAAAACCCATCCGCCACACAAGCAAAAACAGAAGAATGGAATGGAACTAATTGGACTGAAACAACAGATTTATCTACTGCTAGATATGGATTATGCGGCGCAGGTAATGAATCTGACAATTCATCTGGATTTGCAATTAGTGGAGAGGCTTCCGGTGGTCCAACAACAGCAACAGAAGAATGGACTGGTGCGGGTGCTGGAGTAACGAAAACATTTACCGATTCATAAGACTTGTAATATATCCTAATTAATATATATTAGTCTTAACTATAAAGGATAAAGATATGAAAAAAGACGTTAAAGAAGTTATACAAGGTGAGGAACCACATTTAAATAAT